TCGATTCTCGGCCCCGCTACCATCCGCCTTCGTCCGGTTCCGCATGTGCGGAAGGACTACGGCGGACGAGATGGAGGTGAGCATTGAAGACTTTCACTGACAACGCCGGTCGCACCTGGACGGTCGCTTTGAACATCACCACGCTGAAACGGGTCAAGTCGCTTTGCGGCGTGGACCTGCTCGGCGTCGTGAACGACGGCGGAAAACTGCTCGAACGTCTGACCGCCGATCCGGTCCTTCTCTGCGACGTGATCTTCGCCCTCTGCAAAGAGCAATCAGACGCGAAGAGCATCACGGACGTGGACTTCGGCTGCGCAATGGCGGGTGACCCCATTGAGGCGGCGACGACCGCACTCCTGGAGGAACTCGTGGATTTTTTCCCCAGGGGGAAGCGCGAGGTGCTTCGCCGCGCGCTCGGCAAGATGCGCCAGTACGAGGAGAAGTTCCTGAAGGCGGCGCACCTGAAGCTGGACGACCCCCGGATGGACGAGGCGGTGGACAAAGCCATTGCGAGCGCTTTGACCCCTGGCGATTCCTCTGGCAATGCGCCGGCGTCGTAGGGATTGATCCGGGGCCGTTGACGCTGCGGGACCTGGCGGTGATGGCCGAGGCACGCGTGGACGCCGAATGGAACCACACGAGCGCGATCCTGGCGATGCTGGCCAACGTCAACCGCGACCCGAAGAAGCATGGCCCGTACCGCCCCGAGGACTTCCACCCGCTGAAGCGGCGCGCGAGTACTGAAGGCATCCGAATCACGAAGTCGTCTATCGGCGTTCTCAAGGTTCTCTGTAATGCTGGCCCGGCTGTGGGCAAAGGAAAGGAGAAGGTCTGATGAGCAACGTGCAGGTCGTTCTGGGTCTGGTCTGGTCGGTCCTCAATAGTCCGGCGGGGATTGCGGCGCTCGCGGGCGTCATTTTGTGGGCCTTGAACAAGCTCTACGCCGCCAAGCCGACGTGGGCGCAATACGAGGGCGCGATCATCTCGGCGGTGCGCTTCGCCGAGAAGGAGATTCCCGACGACAGTCTCAGCAAGGGAATGGCGCGGCTTGACCAGGCGTTGAAGTACGTCCTGGCGACGTTCGAGCAGGTCAATGGACGGCGCGCGACGGATGCTGAGGCGGCGTCGCTGAAGGAAGGCATCCAGATCGTCCACAACGACCTCGATGCACAAGGCGTACTGGCCAAGTCTCCTGCGGAGGTCGCCCAGTGACCTTCTGGGTCGAGTTAATTATCGGCGTCCTGCGCATCCTCCTGCCGGCGTTCGTTGACGCGAGCACTCCCCGGCAGGAGGACGCGCGTCCCCAACCGGCACTGCGTGAGAAACTCCGTGCCCGCATTCGGCGGCATTGGGGGCCTGTCGCGCTCTTCGTCGGCGCGGGACTGCTGACCTGCACTGGCTGCGCCCGCACGATCTACATCCCATCCGGTGAGCCGGTGCGCCTGCGTGAGACGGTGAAAAACGCGAAGGTCTGGGTTATGGGTCAGGACGGCAAGCCGGTCGCGGGCGTCATGAACCTGCCCGAAGGCTGGTACTGCCTTCCGTTGGAGGACGAGAAGTAATGGCGTCGGGAAGCTCCATTCGAGCGGGCGCAGCCTACGTCGAGTTGACCGTCGACAACACGCTCCTCATGCGCGGCCTGAAACAGGCGCAGGAGAAGTTGAAGGCGTTCAGCGCGACGGTCTCGTCCTGGGGCCGGTCGCTTATGAAGGTGTCGGCTCTGGCCATCGCGCCCCTGGCGCTCTCGGCACACACCTTCTCAGAGGCCGCCAGCGCAATGGGCCGTGTACGTGGGATCACAGGCGCTACGGCGGACGAAATGGCGGCGCTCTACGACCAGGCCAAGCGCCTCGCCCGGGGCGGCGCGTTCGGCGTCAAGGAGATCGCCGAAGGCATGGAAGCCCTGGGCAAGAGAGGCCTCGCGCCACGGGAGATCATCGGGGCCATCGCTCCGATCCTGTCGCTGGCGAAGATCGCGCACACGGACTTGCCTGTGGCGGCGGAGATGGCCGCACGGGCGTTGCGTGCCTTCGGCATGGAGGCCGGCGACATGGGGCGCGTGGTGGACGTGACGGCGGCCGCCGCACGGGCGGGGAAGACGGACGTTGTCTCCATCGCCGAGGCGCTTGCCGCTGCCGGCCCCGCCGCTCACCTGGCGGGGGCGTCCTTCGAGGATACGGCTGCCGCCATTGCCGTGCTTTCCGCCAGCGGTATTCAGGGCGCATCGGCAGGCACGGCGCTGGCGATGGCCTACAAGCGTCTCTCGACCGAGGCGGTGCAGAAGAAGCTGGCCGGTATCGGCGTGTCGGTGACGGACGCTAGGGGCAACATGCGCCAACTGGTCGACGTCCTGGCGGACGTCCAGCGCGCTACTGAAAAGATGGACACCCCGCAGCGCGCAAGTATTTACGCCTCCATCTTCGGCAGAGGGCAGGTCGCGGCGATGCATCTGGCGGCTGGAGCGATTGGGGACGTGCAAACGGCGATGCGGAACGCCGACGGAACGGCCAAGTCAATGGCCGCGAACATGGGCGACCCGTTGACCCGTTCCTTCCGGCAGATGAAGGCCGCCGCCGAAGAGGCGCGCATGGCGATTGGAGAAGCCATCGGCCCGACGCTGAAGGGATGGTTCGACGAACTGACTCGCATCGCGGCGGGCGTCCGGCGATTTGCGACTACTCACAAAGAACTCATCGTTTCCATCCTGAAGTGGGCGGTCGTCATCGGCGCGGTCGGAACGGCACTCATCGGATTGGGCGCGGCAGGTTCTATGGCAGCGACGGTCATCGGCGGCCTGCGCAGCATTGTGAGCGGGACGATAGCCGTCTTCAGCGCACTCATCACCGGCCTCGTCAACCTCGCGGTCTGGATGACCACACCGGTCGGGGCCGTCACGGCCATCTTCGTGGCCTTCGCGGCCACGATGCTGATCGTCACCGGCACGGTCGGCAAGGCAATGGACTGGCTCAGAGGCGTCTTCGGGCGACTCAGCGAAGACGCGGCGGCGACGTTTCAGGGTATCAAAGACGCCCTCATCGCGGGTGACTTCGCCCTCGCGGCGCGGATTCTCTGGCTGGCCTTGAAGATGGAGTGGCAGAAGGGAATCTACTGGCTCACGGAATGGTGGGTCGCGTTCAAAGAGGTGTTCGTGTCCGTGGCGACGGAGGCGTTCTACGGCGCGGTGAAGGTACTTGCGGGTGCATGGGATGGCTTGCGCGCTCTGTGGGTCATCATCGTCGGGTTCCTGTCGAACGTCTGGCAGTCCTTCACCGGCGGAATCCTCAAGGCATGGAACGTCGTGGCCGGCGGCCTGGCAAAGGCGTGGCTGCGCCTGAAGGGTCTATGGAGCGACGGCATCAACGTCGATGCGGAATCGGCCAAGATCGATACGGAGACGCAGCAGAAGAACACAGCCATTGACGCCGAGCGCCAGAAATCGCAGGCGGCATACAACGACCGTCTGGCGCAGATCGGCCAGGACTATGAGGGCACCGCCGCCGAGATTGATAAGGAGAAATCCCAATCTCACGCCGACCGGCAGAACAAGTATCAGGCGCAGTTGAAGGCGGCGCAGGACGAGCGTGACCAGGCCGAGCAGGAATGGAAGGACGCCATCGCGCAAGCGGCGAAGGAACGCAAGGCGGCTGAAACGGCGGACCAGCCGCCTGAAATGCCGACGCTGCCGGCGCAGAAGAAGATCGAGGCGTCCGTGCCCGCGATGCAGGTCGCGCAGGAGCGGAACCTTGAGGCCAAGGGCACGTTCAGCGCCGTGGCGATGTGGGGCATGGGTCTAGGCTCCACCGCCGAAAGGACTGCCAAAGCATCGGAAGAGACGGCCAAGAACACAAAGCGCATGGCCGATGACCTTGAAGACTCGGGGATGGAGTTCGGGTAGGAACATGCAGGAACGACACGACAACTACGTTCTCCCGGAACGCATCGCGCTCGCCGACGCGAAGCGGTTCGTGCTGGCGTGGCACTACTCGAAGATTTTCCCACCGCACTGCCTGGTCAACCTGGCGTTGCGGGATGACTCCGGCGCACTTTGCGCCGTGGCGATGTGGGGTTGGGGTGTGCGACCGAAGCATACCATCCAGCGGCTGTTCCCCGGACTCGACACGCCCGATTACCTCGAACTGAACCGTCTGTGCCTGCGCGAAGACCA